GTAGAGGTGATGGTGCTTTTTACTATAACTTTGGCACAGATAATAAAGATTGGTGCGAGTTAAGTGAAGGTAAAGATTTCTTTGATTATAATGAAAAGGTAGATTGGATAATGACTAATCCACCATGGTCATTGATGAGAGAATTTTTAAATCATGCTATGAAGATTGCTAATGACATTGTTTATCTAACTACAATAAATCACTATACAACAAAAAGAAGAATTAATGATATGCGAAAAACTAATTTTAGTATAAAAGAAATATATTGTGTTGAATTACCTAAACCTAATAATTGGACACCTTCAGGTTTTCAATTGGCTGCAGTTCATACACAAAGAGATTACGAGGGCGATATTAAAATGTCGTATCAATCATAATGTTTGATTTTACACCATATCTTAACGAAGAACGATTACCTATAATGAATAATGAACAGTTTGAATCTGTGACTGAACAATTAGGTAAAGAACAATTTAGATTAGACTTGGCAGAATATATTGCCACAGAAAGACCACCATTTCCATTTAAGAATTACACAAGAGAAAGAATGGTTGATAACTTTCTTAAATTAAAATCATTTGATACTTCAGTAAATCTAACACCTAAAGATAAGATAGAAAAGAAAGTATTTGAAAAATATGATGATTACGAACATAACTTTGATAAGTATGGTCTTGGTTTGATTGATTGTTCTAATACTTACAATATTTCATCTAACTATTTCCATGAACAATTAAGACTAAGATGTCCGTGTTATAGTTTTGAAGGTCCTGCTGAAGTATGGGAAAAAGGTAGTGCAAAAGAGATATGGAGTATTCTTGGTGCAATGTGGCGTGGTATATCAGGTAGAACATTAGATCATGCTAATTATCTTGCTGTGATCAGACTTGGCACTTATATCGCAACACAATTTAAACCAGTTGTTGCAAAAGCAATTTATGATATGACACAAGCAGAAAAAGTATTAGATACAAGTTGTGGTTGGGGTGATCGACTTGCTGGTTTCTATACAAGTAATGCAAAAGAATATATTGGTTGTGATCCAAACCCAAACACATTTGAAGTTTATAAAAAACAATGTATTGAGTATGAAAAGATTTTAGGTAATAGTAATCCAAAAATAGTTGAGTTTAAAAATAAATTTACTATCGATGGTGAAAAGAAAGTCACTATCTATAGAATTGGTGCAGAAAATTTACCATGGCAAAATATAGATAACATCGATTGTTCTTTTACATCACCACCATATTTCTCTACGGAAGAATATAACAAAGGTGGTGAACATGAAGAAGATCAATCATGGCATAAGTTCAATGAATATAATAAATGGCAAGATGATTTCTTTGTGCCTGTATCATTGAATTGTATTGAAAGAAGTAAACACACTTTGATTAATATTATGGATCCAAAAGTCAAAGGTAAAAGATATTATACAAGTGATAATCTTATCAATCAAGTAGATAATTTCAGAGGTCAAATTGGTATGAGAATTATGCAACGACCTAAGAACATCGACAAAGAGAAACACAAAGAATTTATGAACGATATCTATATTGAAAACGTATGGTGTTTTAGTGAAGAAAAAGATTACGATTATTTTCATACTACTAGAAAACAAACATTAGAGGAGTTTTTTTAATGGAAAACCTGTGGATAAACGATGACTGTTTCAATGTATTACCAAAGATAGAAGATAATACTGTTCAATTAGTTTTCACTGGCATACCTGATTCTAACGATTTAGGCATGGATAAAAACTTAGATCAATACGAAAAGTTTGTTGATGATTGTTTAGATCATTTTACTCGTATTACAAAAGATACTGGGTTTGTAGGTCTATGTCAAACAGATAGAAAGATGAATGGTTCTGTTCATTCTAAACACACAATGTTAATCAATAAAATGTTAGACAGAGGTTATATAATGAAAGACTATAAGATAGTTTTAAAAAGACCTATGCCTAATGATTACAAAGATCAGTTTATCTTTCCGTATTTTCATTTCTGTATCTTTACAAAAAAGGGCACAATCAAAAGAAGTGGTGATTGGATGCGAAACGTTTTAGATTATACAATGAAAACTAAAAATACATTCTATGTTTTCCCACCAGAGTTCATTCAACTACCGATAGAGTTTCTTACAAAAGAAAATGATTTAGTTGTTGATCCATTTGCAGGCACAGGTGGTATAATTAAAGTTGCAAAAGAGATGAACAGAAAATATATTGGTGTTGAACTCGATAAAGAAACATATAGTGTTTGTGAATTAAAATAAATAGTAATATGATAACAGAAAAAGAATATTTCGATTTACAAGAATACTACGATTATCAACGTAAGGTTGAATACAACAAAGAGTTGACAATGACAAAAGTAAAACAATTATGGGCAGAACATGAATGGGATGAAATATTTGAAGTTGTATGGAACAAAGTATCAACTGATGCATATATAGATCCGCCAAGTAATTATGTGCCAGAAGAAAAGAGTTTAAGATTTGAGAATGAAGATTATGAGAAGTGGAGATCGATTCCTTGGAGATTTATACCAAAAGAAGAAGATCGTTCAGAATATAATTAATGGATAAGAAACAGTTAGATAGAATAGAAAAGAAACTAGACGAACTAGAGAAAAAATTAGACAACCATATTGAAACCATATGGGAAGTATATAAACCAATAAAGAAGATATTAAAACGTTTAGAAAGATTTAAATTATTCTAATGGTTTATGTTAATCTAATAACAGACACAGAAAGAGAGCATTTCTACCTAGAAGAAGAATTGCTTGACAAATTCAAAGAAATGTGTTATAATAACAACTACAATTATATTATAGTTAGAACTAACGGAGGTGAAAAGTAAATGAACTTTTTAAAACAAATAATCAAAGAAACAGGTAATGAGTTTGCATCGATTGTTGATGAGGGTGTCGAAGCGGGTGACGTTGCTAGTTTTATTGATACAGGTTCGTATATATTTAACGGACTAATTTCAGGTTCAATCCATGGTGGATTACCTGCCAACAAGATTACTGCAATCGCAGGTGAAAGTGCTACTGGTAAAACATTTTTTGTTTTAGGTATGGTCAAAAGTTTTTTAGACAATAATCCAGATGCAAATGTCGTGTATTTTGAATCAGAAAGTGCATTGACAAAAGATTTAATTGAAAGTCGTGGTATTGATTCTACAAGAATCGCAATCATGCCAGTGACGACAGTACAAGAGTTTCGAACTCAATCACTCAGAGTATTAGATTCTTACTTAGAGATGAATGAAGCAGATAGAAAACCACTATTCTTAGTGTTAGATTCTTTAGGTATGTTATCTACTACAAAAGAAATCGAAGATACTGCTGATGGTAAAGAAACAAGAGATATGACTAGATCACAAGTTGTTAAGGCTGCATTTAGAGTATTAACATTGAAACTTGGTAAGGCAAAAGTACCTCTCGTTATCACTAACCATACTTACGATGTGATTGGTTCAATGTTCCCACAGAAAGAAATGGGTGGTGGTTCTGGATTAAAGTATGCCGCATCAACCATTGTTTATCTCTCTAAGAAAAAAGAAAAAGATGGTACCGACATTGTTGGTAATATCATTCATTGTAAAACACATAAGAGTAGATTATCTAAAGAAAATATGATGGTTGATACTCGTTTAAGATATGATACAGGTTTAGATCGTTATTATGGTTTATTAGACTTGGCATTAAAACATGGTATCTTCAAACAAATATCAACTCGAATCGAACTACCTGATGGTAGTAAACAATATGCTAAGACTATACAAAACGAACCTGAGAAATATTTCACAGATGAAATAATGAAACAGTTAGACGAGGCTGCCAAAAAAGAATTTAGTTATGGCACTAACGAAGTATAGTTATATAGATAATCCACGATACTCACAGTCTGGTATTATTATCGAAGATGGTGAGTTCAAAGATGTGATTTACCTTTATGGTAAAGTAAAATTCATCGAAGAAAACGAACACTTACGATTAAAGTTTGATTATGATGTTGTTCGTAATCCAAATAATGTTGATACTTACTCTGATAAGTTTCGAAACATTATCGGTGAAATATTGTCAGAGAACATAGAGAAAGAAGTGAATGGAAAGAATAGAGAGAACGACCCTAAAGAATCTTCTATTTAACGAAGAATACTCCAGAAAAGTATTACCGTTTCTAAAAGAAGAATATTTTACAAATCGATTAGAAAAGATTTTATTCAAAGAGATATTTAATTTTACTAATCAGTATAATAAACTTCCAACAAAAGAAACATTAGAAATCGATATTCAGAATCGTAGAGATATTACAGATGAAGAATATAAACAAATAGTTGAGTTAGTTCAATCGTTAAGTCCAGAAGACATCAACCTTGAATGGTTGGTAGAAACGACAGAAAAGTTTTGTAAAGATCGTGCCATACATAATGCAGTAATGGATGGTATACAGATATTAGAAAACAAAGATACAAAACGCACACCAGAAGCCATACCAGAAATATTGTCCGAAGCATTAGGTGTGTCTTTTGATTCTCATGTTGGGCATGATTATTTAGATGATGTTGATAAACGATTCGATTACTATCATCAAAAGTTAGAACGAATAGAGTTTGATTTAGAATATTTCAATAAGATTACTAAAGGTGGTTTGCCAAATAAAACTTTGAATGTTGCTCTTGCAGGCACTGGTGTTGGTAAAACAATGTTTATGACACACATGGCTGCTCATGCATTATCTGTCAATAAAAATGTTCTCTATATTACTATGGAAATGGCAGAAGAACGTATCGCAGAACGTATCGATGCAAATCTTTTAAATATTTCTACTGATGATTTACATTCATTGAATCGTAAAATATTCTCAGACAAGATAGAAAAATTAAAACAAGCAACAACAGGTAGTTTAGTTATCAAAGAATATCCAACTGCTTCTGCTGGTGCAGGTCACTTTAAATCTTTACTTAATGAATTAGCACTAAAGAAAACATTCAAACCAGATATTGTGTTTATCGATTATATCAATATCTGTGCCAGTTCTCGTTTCAAACCTGGTGCTAATGTTAACAGTTATACTTACGTCAAGGCCATTGCCGAGGAGTTAAGAGGTTTGGCAGTCGAAAGCAACCTCCCGATTGTCACCGCTACTCAAACTACTCGAACTGGATATGTTTCTACTGATGTAGGCCTTGAAGACACCTCCGAATCATTTGGTCTGCCTGCTACTGCTGACTTTATGTTTGCTCTCATTTCAAACGATGAGTTAGAACAGGCAGGTCAAATGATGGTCAAACAATTGAAGAATCGATATAATGATCCTACAATGAATAAGAAGTTTGTGATTGGTGTTGATCGTTCCAGAATGAAATTTTTTGATGTTGAACAATCAGCACA